CTTTTTTTCTCTTTTGATTGCTCTTCTTCCTCTCTCTTCTCGGCTTGTCTTGCCCTGGAACCCCCCTCAAATTACGGAGCTTAAGAGGCGTCCCCTACCCCGTCGATAGGTACCTCTGGTTGGCTGGATACGGTGGGGGATTAGCACCAGTAGCTTACGGAACCTAGAATAAAGGACTGAGTAGAAAAAAAAAAAATATTACCTATGACAGAAGAATCATAATAAAATAAAGAAAGAAAATATACCCAGAAATATATAAAGAACCCCTATAAAAGAAAGAAAATATATTAAGTATTGTAAATATATTGTTATACAATAAAGAAATAAAAAGTAAGTTATGTTATAATGAAAATAGGAGGTCTTTATGTTATTAACAAGTGGATATCCAGTATTACCAAAGAGATTATTATTTGCTTATGAGAATTTTAAAAAAAAGTATAACGAAGAGTATAAAGTCTTTATAGAATTTAATGGTCAAGAATACTGGATTATATTTATAGATAGTGAAACAAATGACGTAGTAGATGTTCAACTATTTAACTTAGAAGAAGAGATGATTACGTTCTTAGATTTAATAACTTCTATGAGTAGCGAGGAAGATTAAAATGTTAAATAAGAATAACTTTATGGGATATGTTAAACTTTTATATAAACTCTGTGATGATAATGAAGATAAATATCTCATTGGATGTTTTATAGATAAGTACTATAAGGATATTAAATTTAGAAAATCTACAGATAATAAATTATTTGGAGACGATAATCTCATCAAAGATAATAAGAATTACAAATTAATACTGAATCCTTCTAAGATATTAGTAGACTATGATTTCGGACAATAACAAAAATAACTAATATGAAGTAATGTAACAATTTAAAGGAATAGGGTTGCAAATATGTACAATTTAGAAAAGAAATCGGTTAATATGAAAATAGGGGGGGGACGATGAAGTACAAATTTAATAAGGATATAATACTGAACTTTAATGATGATATATACTGGAGGTTAATAAGAGAAAGATGGATATTAAAAAACTATACATTAGGAATAGTTCTTATTGGTAAGGAAAGAAGAAAGATACCATTATGGAGAATAATTCGCAATCAATTTAATAAAGTCTTTGATGTTGAGTATAAAGATGGAGATAGATATAATTTAAAGAGAGATAACTTATTGTTAGTATTTAGAAAGGAAAGGGGTAACTAATGAGAGATATTAAAGGATATATTAGGGAATGTTCACGTAATATGGTGAACCTAATTAAGGAAAACAAATTAGAAAAGGAATATAAGAAATTAAGAGGAAAATTAAAGAAGAGAGGGCTTTCAATTTATTTGTATAAAGATTGGACCTATGAACCAGAAATTAGTACAGCATTCTATTGCGGTGAACTTTTTGATAAAGATGAAGGATTAGTCTTTGTCTCAAGTGATGGTACACTAAAAGGTATTTTTGATAACATAGAGGATTATTTATTATATGAATAAGTTTGTAGTTATCTCTGATATACATTATCCATATGAAGATAAAAATGCCATTAAAGCTTTTTTGAAATTTTTGAAAGATAATGAAGTTCATACTGTAATCCTAAATGGTGATATCTTAGATATGTATGATGTAAGTAGCTTTGATAAATCGCCTGATAGAATACAAGGATTACAGAAGGAGTTAGATAAAGCCCAAAAACTATTTAAAGATATTAGAGCAATAAAGCCTAATGTAAGGATAGTGTTTATTAAAGGTAATCACGAGTATAGGCTTGAACGTTACCTAATGAAACATCCTGAATTGTTTAGCTTAGACGCTTTAAAATTACCCAATCTTTTAAATTTGAAAGATTTTAATATTGAGTATTATGATAAGAAGTTTAAACTAGGTAGTTTACTTTTAACTCACGGTTCTATTGTAAGAAAGTTTAGCAGCTATACGGCACACGCTGAACTAGATAAGAATGATTGTTCTGGCTGTTCGGGGCATTGTTTTTCGGAAGATGTTGAAGTCTTGACACCTAATGGATGGAAGCCAATAATTGACGTTAATATAGGTGAAATTGTTGGTACGATAAATAAAGAAAATCAAGAGTTTCAATTTAATGAAGTTCAAGATAAATTTGTTTATGATAACTATACTGAATTGTATCATATAAAATCAAGTACAGTAAATGTTATGGTGACAGATAAGCACGGTTTACTAGGCTTCAATAAAGATACGAATAAATTAGAAGAATTTGACGCTAAGTACTTATATCAAACTAAAAAGAGATATAAATTTATGTGTTCAGCTTTAGACAACAATTCAAAAGGTTTAAACATAAAAGAAGAACTTTTGAGACTTTTAGTCAATATTAGCGCAGACGGTTCAATTGAAGATAATTCAATTCGTTTTCATCTTAAAAAAGATAGAAAAATAACTCATCTAAAAGATTTATTAAACACATTAGGTTATAAATATTCCGAAACGAAGACTAATATTAACACAACCAGAATAAGAATTCCAAGTGAATTTGCTAAACCTATAATAAAAGAATATTTTGAGAATGGAAAGCATTTACCTTACTGCTTAAAAGAAGCGAACAAAACTCAGGCCTTAATAATCTTAGATGAATATAGTCTAACAGACGGCAATAAAAATAAAGAGGCGAAAAGAAGTTATCAGATATCAAGCAAAAAAGAAACAGAGCTAGACTTACTTCAAGAAATATTCAGTAAAAATGGAATAAGGAGCAGTAAGCGTCGTCGGGTACTCACTGTTAATACAAATCCTTTAACCTATATAAGTAAAGACAATGTCACTAAAGTTCCTTACAAAGGGCGCGTTAGTTGTTTAACTGTAAGTAATGGAACACTTATAATAAGGAGTAAAGGTAAGACTTTAGTTACACAGAACACCCATAGGTTAGGTGTATGTTATAGAAAAACACCAAGTCGTTATTTAGCTTGGTTTGAAGGTGGATGTTTATGTGACATAGAGCCTGAATATGTAGACAATCCAGATTGGCAGCAAGGCTTCCTTTATGGTTATGTAGATAAAGATAGCTTTGCTGTAACACCTATCCCGATAGTGGATGGAAAAACAAAATACGCTTTTAGTTAAAATCAAAAGCAAAATAAAAAGCTATGCTGTGTATTTTAAATTACCCTTTCCGTCGACCTAGGTTCTTAGCAGCAAGTTTATCCTAGGACTTTTTCTTTTAAGGATTATATATGTTAGAAGATATTCATAAAAAATTTATAGATATTTACCTCCAAACAAATAGTGTTGAGCAAGCAGCAATGGGAATAGGGGTAAAGAAAGATGACGCCTTAAAAGCTGGAATTGATTTGCTTAATAATCCTGAAATACAAAAAGCATTGACGGTTAGGGCTAAAGAATTTGAAACTGCTTACTCTACTTTAAAGCTCACAAAAGAAAGATTAATTAACTTAATGATGACTCAATACGAGAAAGCTAATAGGTTAGGCAGAACAAAGGAAGCAGTTGAGATATTAACAAAGATAGCAGAGGCCCAAGGAATAGATTTTAAAACTTTGAAGTTAGACCCAGTAAACTTTATTATCAACAATTTAAGTAAAGATAAGATATAGTTTGAGCGCAAGTAACTATACTCGATATTAAATGATATATCGATAGTCTTGGTTAGTTCGGTACGTAACGACTAATGACCTACGGTAGATAGGCACGCGGGACGTGGAGACGGTTCACTCTCTACCAACCCTTTCTAGGGTTAAGGAAAAGATATGGCAGAATATGAAGTAACCTTATTACCAGCTCAAAGAAAATTTATTGAAGTTCCCGATAACCTTTCTCACGGGGAGCGTGACGTTGTTATATATCAGGGAGGTTTTGGTTCGGGAAAGACTTGGTCTGGTGCATTGCTAGGTGTAACCTTAGCCTTAAGGTATCCCGGAATAATCGGATTAGTTGGAGCATATACCTTCACATTGGTAAGAGATACAACACTTCAAATGTATTTTACCCATCTTGATAATCTCGGAGTTAAATACACTTATAACAAGCAAGAAGCTACATTAACGTTACCTAATGGTTCAATGATATATTTCAAACATTTTGATGACCCTGAATGTTTTAAATCTTTGACTGTAGGATTTATTGAAATAGAAGAAGCTTCACAAATACCAAGACAAACTTTTGAAGACCTTCACGGTCGTTTGAGACAACCTATAAAACCAGAGTGGGGAGATAGATTTATATATAGGTTCTTTGGTCATACAAACCCCCAGGGTAATAAAGGTTGGATATATGAATTTTTTAAGAAAAATCCAAGACGAAATTATAGGAGAGTAATTGCCCCTACTACAGAAAATATTCATTTACCTAAAGATTATGTTGAGGGATTAAGAGAGATATATGATGATGAAACTTTTGCTATCAATGTATTAGGAAATGATGATAATAGTATTAATAACTTAGTAGTAAAAGGGTTTAATCCTGCTATTCAAGTTGATGATACTATAACTATAAATAAAAGTTTTCCTATCCATATAACTTGTGACTTTAACGTAGACCCTATGTGCTGGTATATATGTCAAAACTATAATGATATGACCTATATACTTTACGAGTCTATCTTAGAAAACGTTACAACAGACATAGCAGCAAGTCAGATAGTAGAACTCTTAGGAGACTATAAAAACCACAAGATAATAATTAACGGTGACGCTTCTGGTAATAGCAAAACAACCAGAGGAGTTGATTATATATTTTTAAAGAATAGGTTATATAAAGAGGGTTTTAATAATATAGAGACTAACCTCCAAAAGAAAAACCCAAGTATTGAATGGAGACTGTCTTGCTTCAATGCTAGGATGTTTGGTCCAGACAAGAAACACCATATATTAATACATCCTCAATGTGTCAAACTTATTTTTAACTTTGAGAATTTAGAACTAAAAGCAGGTACCAATAAACCTAAACTTCCAAGTTCTAGTCAGATAACTAGAGATAGTAAACTAAAGTATTTAGGTCACCCAATAGACGCGGTAAGCTATTTAATTTGTTACTATTATCCAATTAAATCAGAAACACCTTGGCAGGAATATCAGGATAGAGAGTGTAACGTAGCTGTAGATATATTCGGTGGAAAATACGACAAACGATTAATTTAAGAAAGGACGTGACATTATAGTTACTTACTTTTACAAGGAAAATAAAAAAGTAACTCTAACACCAGAAAAACGTAAGTTAATATGTGAAGATATTAATAGTCTTTTTAAAAGGTATTATAAAGATTTAATACCAAGCTTTAGAGAGACAGGAGATATTTTAAAAGAGTTATATCCAGATACAAGCAATAATGATAAGATTAGTAAGATACCAGATTTATACGAGCAGTATAAGACATATAGTTCAGCCCTTCAACAAACTTGTTATCCAGACTATAGAGCTATAGTTGATATAGAGGGTTTAGATTTAAGAAGTAATAGTTTGGCTAGTGCTTATAAATCTAGTCTTATATATGATTGGTATAATATAAATTTAATGAAGAGTCTTGATAAGATATGCCAAGCCTGGATAATCAAAGGAGAAGCAGCAGCTTTTATCTATTGGAAAGAGGATGTATATCAACAAACAACGGAAGTAGAAAACGAATTTCTTAACGAATTAGGTGAGGTTATCAAAGAAAAAATTAAGGTTAAAGAAAACGTTCCTACCTTCCAGGGTATAGATGTTAAACCTATTGACCCTCATAATCTTTTCTTTGATAAGAGTCAGGTAGATGATTGGGATAACTGTAGAAAGATATACAGAGACTTTGTGCCATTAGAAGAAATCCTAGCTAATACCAGTTATAACTTAACTCCAGATGAAAGAAAAGAACTCCGTGAGCTTGTTATGACCGAAAATAAAAAGGTTGACAACTTAGTTCAATGCAATCAGAATACTAAGGTTTATGGCAATACAGTAGAGGTCCTAGAGTTTGAGGGTACTTATCTTATACCAGATACAACAGAAAGTTTAAGACGTATAGAAGCTACAGTAATAGCTGGAAGATATTTAACTAAATTCCAAGAAAGCGATAAACCTAAATCACCTTACATCTGGGACGCTTATATGAAAAGACCAGATACAGGTCGTGGGCAGTCGCCATTAAAGATACCATCTATATTAAATGCTGTCCAGAATATGTGTATGGATTTAGTTATACAATGTTATTTACTGATGGTTAATCCTCCATTCCTAGCTCCTAAAGGTGCATTTAGTACGCATATAGATGTCAAGCCTGGTAAACCTATCTACTATACATTAGAAGATATGGAACAGAGACCAGAGCCATTAGATTTTTCTAAAGGTTTATCTGGTTATAATATGATAGACTTCTTAAGACAAAAGGCACAAAATGCTACTGGTGTTAACCAATATATGCAAGGTAGTAATGGCGGCGCAGTAAGGACAGCAAGTGAAGCTTCCTTTATTAATCAAGGTGCTTCAATGAGGATAGCACGTGAGGCTTTTCTTTTTTCTCACCGTATAGTATATCAGCTAGTAAGATTGTTTGCTTTATACAAAAAGGTATTTGATACTAATGATAGAGAAGTTAGAAAAGATGATGGAACTTACGTAGTTGTAGATGAAGAAGTAAGAAACGGTAATTATAAATTTTTAATAGGAGGTGCACAATCTGTAGTTTCTAGAGAGGCTGAAACTCAAAAGATATTTCAATTGTTTGGATTACCAACATTCCAATCGTTAGCACAAATCCTTGACCCGTTAAGTGCTAGTGAATTATTAAAGTGGACAATGAACAGATTAAATCTTCAAGGTACTGAACAAATAACAGAAATGCTAGATATGAATAATACCTTAAGACAGTTTGCTCAGTCCCAAGGTATCCAAGATAAAAATATTCCAGAGTTTCAAAGTGATATAAGAAACTATATACAAGACAATATACCACAAATAAGTAATCAGTTAATAAATCAAAGGTTGGCCAATATGCCACCTCAAGAATAAAGGAGTAATTAATGAACCCAGAAACAATCTTGAGTTACCTTAATACTCCCATCCAAGAATTATTCAAGGATGAGGACGCCATAGCACAGGCTAAGGATATACTCAAAAAATACGAATGTTTCAATGGACTTCTAAAAGGCAAAGAGGATTTGTTTAATGAAGTAGAAAAAATTTGTTTATTGGAACTATTCACTAACTTAAATAACTGTAAGTTTGCTAATAGGGATTTTCTTTTAGGTTATAAATATGGGATTAAAACTATATTTAATCATTACCAAGATTATCTAACAGCACAAGACGTATTAAGAAAGGAAGGACATTAACAAATGGAAAACGAAAACAACACGATTACGACAGAAACTGAACAAGTAAATGAACCTGTTCAAGAAAATACTAATCAAGAAGAAAAACAAACATTAAACGAGAGCCCTCTAGGAGCTCCTACAACAGACGTTAATCCTCAAGAAGGTGTAACTAATCCAGAGGAAAAAGAAAACGTCACAGAGACGACGCTAGATACCTCTAATGAGATTAAAGAAAAATTAGAGAAATTAGCAGAGTATGAATTAAAGGAAAAAGAAACCCAAGAGTTACGTAGACGTTTAGGCGTTGGTGACAAGGTTGATGATTTTTCTTTTAGTGCACAGAGACAGCTAAACATTATTGAAAACCAAGTTCAACAGGAATACATCAAACTTTGTAATATGTACGGCGTAGACTACAGACCTGAAAAGATTAATGAGTCTGCAACCGAATTAAAGAATAAAGACCCCCAGGCATTTTACGATTTGAAGTATAAGTTGAATGAATTATCAAATGGACTTGAAGCCAAAAGAACAGAAGTAAACAACTTGATAGCTCAAAGAGATTTGGCAATGGCAATGGAAAGACATAAACAAGTATTTGAAGCTAGCCCAGCAATAGGAAATGTTGTTAATACCCTAGTTCAAGAGGGTGGAGTAGATGGTACACAGATTGATAATATAGTACAATATGGTTTAGCGGTAGCAAGAGAAGCTTATGAGATGGGGAAACTTGCAGCAGCTAATGAAACTAAAGCTAAAAGCCCAGCTCAAATTCTCAATAATAATGTTATCACTCAGAAAGCTCCGGGAGCCCCAGAGGTTCACGAGTTAACTCTGGCTGATGTAGAAAAGATGGATTTAAAAACTTATGCCAAAAATAGACAGCTGATTGATAAGCTATTTATGGAGGGTAAGTTAAAATAAATAGAAAGGAATTTTAATTATGCCAGGATATGAAAATGGTTTTACAAATGAAAATGGGATGAACCCTATTATATTTTCCAAAAAAGTAGCACTTGAGTATACTAAACTTGGGAATAAAGTTGAAGATTATTTGACGAATGACCAGTGGGAAGGTGAAATTAAAGCCCAGGGCGATACAGTAAGAATTGTTCTTCCGAATGTAGAAGGTATTCAGATTGGTGATGGAGATATTTGTCCAGTTCCTCAGCCTACTCCTCCGGAAGCACTCGACCTAAAGATTGACAAACAGAAAACATTTGCATTGTCAATGACTTACAAAGAAAAAGCACAAACCAATTTTAAAAATTGGATGGATGGGATGGCAGCTGGTGTAGCTCAGAAAATTGGTAAAATTAAAAACCAAGAAATTGCAAGAGATATTTTTGAATATACTCCTGGTGCACAAGTAGCGGGTGTATATAATCCTGCTAACCATCCACTTGCTGGTGATTTCGGTACTGACGCTGCTCCAGTAGATGTAACTCCACAGACAGCTTATGCTTTTATGTTGAGAGTTAAAATGGCTCTTCTTGAGTCTGGTGCTATTGCTGATGATGGTACTTACAAATTCACTCCACTCAATGAAGAAACTCAGGATATGAGAGGTGTATTCATTTGTGGTACTAAATTTGCAGCTATCCTTCTTTCAGCTTATCAGCTTGCAGGTCGTTCTACAGAAGCAGGCGATATGGTTGTTAAGGATGGTGTTGTAACTAGAGTAGCAGGGTTGGATATTCATATTGATAGAACACTTGACCAGATTACAACTACAGTTGGTGCAGGAACAGTAGATGCTAATGACGCTACTAGAAAACACTTTACTAACTTACCGTTCCTTGCGGGTACTAAGAATGCAGTTACTAAAGCTTCTCAAGTATCATTAGTTAAAACAGTTGATGACCCTTATTGCTTCCAAGAAATTACAAAAGGTATGGAACTTTATGGTTATAAACTTCTCCATCCAGAAGCCGTAGTAAGAGGCGTAGCTAAGAAATATGAATACGGTGAATTTAACACAGCTATTCCGGTTGTAGTTGAAAACCCGAATGCCTAAAGACTTCGCTAGGTGGTATCTTAATAAGAGCTACCTAGCTCTTGTCGTATAACATAAGGATGTATAAATGAGCAATAGAGATAAGAATTACTTAGAGTTATGTAATGATGTATTGAGTGAATTGTATTTTGAAGAAGCTCAAACCTTTGACGAGCTAGAAGATACAGAAGAAGGTCGTAGAGCTAAGAAGGAACTTAATAGGGCTCTTACATTTATTTGCAATAATGAAGATGTGGCTTGGACATTTAGAGAAACTACAGTTTCTTTAATGCCTACTAAAGATATCAAATATTACGATAAGCCCAATGGATTTATTCAATATATAAGATACCCTAAAAGTAATTTACTTCTTAACTATGTAGATGAAAGTAAGTTCTATCCTGTTAATGCAAAAGGTATGCCAGTATGTTATTGGTTCAAAGGAGAAAAACTCGCTTTGTATCCAACACCAGATAAGAACTATAATGAAGATATGCTTTACATCCGATACTTAACATATAATTATGCAGTAGATTGTTGTGGTATAGGCAAACCTGTTATGGAGTACGAAACAGATGTACCTATTATCCCTAATAATCATAGAGATATTCTAGTATGGAAAGTATGTATGGATTGGAGAGCTAACCTTGGAGACGCAAAGACTCAATATTATAGAAGTCAATATAAGACAGCGTATAGAGCTTTACTGAATGATTGTAGAGAGACAGAAGAAATGGGTAATGGTTTACACGTAGGTAACTTCTCTCCATCTTATACGCAACAAATGATGGGTATATTTAACAATCCATTTATTGTAAGAAGACCAGGTAAAGGTGAGTAATTAATGGCAGGAAAGAATTTAAGTTTTTATAATTTAACTGGAGGTTTAAATACTCAACAAGGTTTATTTACTATTAACGCAGGAACTAATAGAACTGAAACGCCTGATATGGTAAATATTGAATACTACAAATTGGGTGGTATTAAGAGTATGGATGGTAATATACAAATTGGAAAACAATTTGTAACGAACGGTACACCGACTAAAATAACATCTGGTTTTGAATATCAATATAAGAATGATAGATATTTAATAGTTACTACCTTTACAGGTGGTTGTTATCTATATAACGAAAAGACAAAAGAGTTTGAAAAGTTTTATAATTTCCCTAGCAATACTGAACGCCATTCTATTACTAAATATATGAATGGTATTGTTATAGTTAACGGAGTAGATAACTTATTATATTATGAGAAAGAGCGTAATCAAAAATATAAAGGAACTGTATCGCTTGTTGCAAATACAATAACAGTGACTGGTACTGATACATTATTTAAATCAGAATTAACTGAGGGTGATGTAATAGCAATAGGAGATGAAACTTACAGGGTAGACAATATCATTTCCGATACTGAAATTGAAATAAGTAGAAATACAGGAGATTATAATTTCAATGGAGTTCCTTTAAATACCGAAAACAATGTAGAGTATTATCAAACTCCTATATCAATTGTAAAAGCTCAACTAATTAATACTGATGAAAAAAATCCTATAGAACCTAAAGATATTAACGGTTTAGCGATAGCCTCTTACAAAGGCCGATTGTGGATAGGAGACAACAACGGATATTTATATTACTCAGAATTAGGTTTACTCAAATGGGATATCCTCTATGGAGCAGGAGGGTTTACTAATTTTGATGAAGATACAAGTAGCTTTACTGGTTTAGGAATATGGGATAAGTATTTAATAGCTCATAGAAAGAATGGTACTTACTTAGTCAATGGTAACGCGGATGACTCTAACAATTGGACTATAGAACCATATTCAGAAATGACTCCAGAAAGTCAGCAAAGTTTTATAAGCAATGATATAGGTTATTATTTATTCGATAAGAATAACCAAGCTATATATCCTTTATTATCAAGAAGCTTATATAACTCAACATACTTAGGTAAAGATTTAAGTGTTAAAATTAATAATAGTTTTAATACTTTAGATTACACCAAGTTAGATACAATTTATGTAACATATCATCCACAAAAACAATATCTAGTATTTTATATGAATTTTTTGGAAGGCAATGGGTATTCAAACTATTGTTATATATATGATATGTTAACTAAGACTTGGTTACGTAGAATACTTCCACAGCAAGTAACGGCTGCTTTTAGGTTCGATAATAATATATATATTGGAACTCAAGACGGTTTTGTTTTAAAGGAATTTGTAGGTAAATCATTTAATGGTGAACCTATTGAATTTCTATGGACTAGTCCTTATTATGGATGGGGAGGAGGTACTAATAAAACTACCACAAGAGAATTCCGTATAAAACTTAATAAGGCAGAAGCTAATAACTTTAAGATAGAGTCTATTAGAGATGGTAGTATTAAAGATAAAAAACCAAGAATAATAAATACGAATAAAAGTAACGGGAATAACTTAATATGGGATACAGGTTATAACTTTACAGATATGATACTGAAAGATGTAGAACTAGATGTATTCCATTATAAAGGTTCTAACGGTACTGATTATTATTCTTTAGAAAACGCATTGACATCTAATAATATTAAGATGTATTTAGACGTAAATCTTACCGAATTTGCTGGTTACAATAATGATTTATATACCACAATTCAAGGGACTAAATCTAATTATGATTATATAACGTATACTACACAAAAGATATTCAAGTGGATAGGTTTAGACTTATCCCAGAAATGTTATAGAAGCACTAAAGACCCTAATATAAAAGCTTGGGTTAAATTAGACGATACAACAAAAGCTATAGTTAACCTCAGAGAAGGAGAGAATATCTCACTATATGGTTATAGTATTCAACGCTTTCACGTAGATGGTAGATGGTATATATTTGATTACCGGATTTCCAAAGAAGTATATGATTATCTCATTAAGTATCAGAAGGAAGGAAAGCAGGTGCAACTCTCTGCTGATAAAAATGAAATATATAGATACTATAATGGAGGATGGCATAAGTCTCAACAGAATGGCAGTACGGTAGGCTACGAAGCGTTATTCACAAACAACCAAGCAAGAGTAGGTTCAAATTATTATCCATTCAATTTTACTGGAGGTTTATTATTTAGATTACCAAGCGGACAAACCTTTGTTAATATGATACAAGATGATGGAGCAAATGAATTAACTCGTAAGCCACAGAATGATGTTAAGACAGCTTACTCTGAATGGAATGGTAATACAACTCCAGAAGACGGTATAGAGAAAACTATTTCTACTTATGGATTAGAAGCTATAGTTATAGATGGAGTTACATATACTCGATACCCAGAAGGCGATTATGGACAGAATAATTCCTTCCCAGTATATACAACAACATCTCTTCAACCCGGTGATAAAGTCTACTCGGATGATAAGCTTACAGAGGAAACTGGGATAATTAAAGTATATACCAGAGAAGATACTCCAGCAAGTTCTATTACTACAGAAGATGATAGAAAGTATTATTATAAATCTCCACCTTTGACCAAAGAGATACCTAATTATTGGCTAAAGGATAGATTAGATTATACTTTTATTAGAATGGAAAAAGCTTTAACTAGTTATCCATATCCAGAAGATGAAGGTAGAAGTTTAACAGATACTACTTGGGATAATAATACTTGGGTAGAGGACGGTAACAAAACAATTAGATTTATATTACCTAACCAATATTTTGAGACTATACAATATAAGTTTTATGGTACTACAAAAGATGAGAATATTTCTATCTTAGGGTTTGAGGTAGATGGTATTCAATTAGTGGAGGTTCCTTACTGATGTATAAAATATATCCTATAGAATGGGAAGCTAGATTTAATAATGAAATAGAGCTAGTATATAAAATGTTTAAAGACCAAGAACACCGTATATTTGATTTGTCAGCCTATGATAATTACGGTTCGGTTATGGATATAGTAGAGGATACAATAACTAATGATACAGTTTTTGTTGTTGTTAACAGCGACGGGTATTTGGTAGCGTCTTTTATTTTAGAGGACGCTATCTTATACCAAGATATTATCCTTGAAGTAAAACTCCATTGTGCTATTAGGAGGCCTTTCTGGGGCTCTGTATCAAGAGATATCTGTAGAGCTATGAAACAATACCTAGATGATAATTACACCATCAAGAAATTGATTGCAGAGGTCCCTCAATGCAAGTATGGAATAATTAAACTACTGAAAGATATAGGCTTTAAACACGAAGGTACATTAAAGGAATGTACAATATATAAAGATAAAAATAATAATCCTAAATTTTATGATAAACTAATTTATACTTCAACTAGAGAGGATATAAAATTATGAGTAAAAAGAAAAAGGTAAAAGCTCCAGTCTATGAACAGTTTCAAGATAATGAATATATTAGTGGATTAAGACAGGACTTGCCACAATATAGAGACTTAACAAATAAATTGTTATACTCGCTGGATGTTACTAGTCCGGAAGTACAACAGCAAATGCAGAATGTAGCTAATGATTATACACAATCTATGTGGAATGATTTATCTAGACAATATCTGCAAGACTATAATGCACTCAATCAAAGGAACTATAATAGATTTGGTTCTTTAGGTTCTACTGGCGCTCTGTATGGACAAGAAAGTTTACAAAGAGATTATAATGACCAAGCAGCAAGACTTGCTTCTGCTACAGCTAGTCAATATCAGAACCTAATGAATAATTATTATAATCAGAAATTACAGTCCTTTGGTGCAGCTGCTGGCTTATATGATACTGCTGGAGCTAATACAACTAATATAGACTTAAGTAACTGGAATATTAGAAACAAAAATATAGAAGCTCAATATGTCGCCGATATACAGAACGCCCAACGTAATAACTGGCTAGGTGGTGCATTAAGTGGAGCTGTTTCAGGAGCAGGTACAGGTTTTGCTTCTGGTGGTCCTTGGGGTGCTTTAATCGGTGGTGTAGCTGGTGCTGGCTTAGGTGCTTATGCTGGCAGTCAAGGTGCTAATATTGGTCAATCCAGTCAGTTAGGCAGTTCTTTAGGTACGGGTTTAGTTGGGTCTATGGCAGACTCGGGTAACATAACTTGGTTAAATACCAAAAAAAAATAAAGAGAAATAAAGGATATATAAATGGTTAACGTAAGATTTAGTAATTTTAATGATTTCTTTAAAGCCTTAAGAAGTTCAACTCCTGATGTGCAAAAGATATTAATGAAAGCTTATCCTGATTATACCCAGCAGTTGGTTAATATGTATAGGACTACAACTTCACAACCAAGCTTAACTACTTCTAAGGTTCAACCTAAATCTATAACAGGAGCTGCACAAAAAGCTATAGGTACTACTGCAAAGACAACAAGTAATACTAGCAAAGCAGCAGGAGTATTAAGCAAAACTAAAGGTTTAGGAAAGGTAGTTGGTAAGCTAGCAGTTCCGTTAGCTATAGCTGGAGAAATTCCGAATTTAATCGATAAAAATAATCCAGTCCAAAACAAGATACTTTCTGGTATCGGTATCGGAGGATTATTAACAGGGAACATTCCTGTAGCAGCTGCCGGTTTTCTCGGAGCAGGATTAAATAAGTATGGAGCTGACGCTATTAATAAGTTAGCTGATAAAAATGCACAAGACTTTGAAGCTAAATATGGAGATAGATTAACTCCTAATGCGCATTTACAAGCACCACAATTAAGAACCTTAACTCCAGAACAACAAGACAAAGTTTTCAATTATCAACGTGGACAGATTAATGATTTGTTTAATAGATATGATGAGTCTATCGATAATCTAAATAAGGAACAAGCTGCAAGGGATGAAGCAGCAGCTAGAGCTGCTAAAGCAGAAGAAGACTTACGTTCACAACAAAAGATATATTCTGATATTTTATTAAATAGTGGTATTCCACAAGGTAATCTACAGCCCAATCAAACACAACCTCAAGGTAATTTATTATCAAGTACTCCTATAAACGTTCAGAATGGACAGGGAGGCGTGTTAAATAATCAACAGGTACAAGTTATAGGAGATGATAATCAAGGGGCCTTAACGAGCCTTGTAGGCCCTTCTAATTTAGCAAACTTATATAGAGTAGGAGCTAATACAAATTTTCAAGGATTACAAGATATGGTAATGAATAATAACTATAATAATCAACAGCCAGTAAGAAGTGACGCTTTGAACTATTATGCGCAGATACTTGGAGCACAGAATGCTCAAGCACAATTGGCTGCTCAACAAACTAATGACGCTTACAAACAATTGATAGCTGATTATGCTAATGCTCAAAGATTAGATAATCTTCAAAACTATACTAATCAAATTCAGAACGTTATGAACAACTTGAGCTATGAAAGACCTATACAATATGTAGGGGTTGATGGTGGTCTAAAAACTGTAGGTGGTTATAATCCTCCTTATACTAATCTCCCTACTGATACGACAAATAATACAGCAGCATTTGTTAGACAATTAGCTTTACAGCAAGCTAGAGATAAAGCAGTAAAAGCTGCTACTCCTAATACTGCAGCAGATATGAGTAAGATACTTGGTGCGGAGGCTGTAGCTAGAACTATTGGAGTAGACCCTATAGCATTGTTAGATTATGGAGATAAACTTATTCCTTATCAGCAAGCTATTGCAAGTGCAAGAACTGCAGGAGAAGAGAGAAGAAAAGATATTCCATATAACACTTTAGCTAATATGATTGAAAACCAAAATAAGGTAGCTGGAGATATAGACTTAGCACAAGTAAAAGCTAACCTTGGCTTACAGCAAGAACAGTTTACACAGAACGAATTGAACAAGAGAGCTTATGCAGAGTTAATGCAAAATGCAGTATTAGCACAAAAACGGATTGACTCTCAATTAGATTTGTTAAGAGAACGAGGAGCTCAAGAAAGAGAACTTGCACAATATAAACTTCAATTAGAAAATGAAGACCCAAGCTTGAAGGCATTAAAAGGAATGCAGTATTCAGCTAATTACCCAGACCCTACACAAGCTTTAAACACATATCAACAATTCCTTGAATTATTTGGTGGGGCTACTCAAAAAGACAAAGGTGGTGCTCCTGTACAAGGAGGAAATATAACTCCTATAGGTTATCAAAGAATGATGAGAAGAAATTAAATTATGGCAAACGATAGAGAAACATATATACAGTTTGGTGTAGATAATAAAGTAACTCCAAACAATATAGATAGAGCCCTTAGAGAAAGCGGTATGGCTCCATTAAGTAAAGTAGAATATCAGAAGATACAAGATGGTACTTATGGAATGAACCTTCTCCAAACAGGCCTTAAACAAATAGGTGATATAGGTGGAGGTTTAGCTACTGTTCTTGGTGGAGTTGGAGAATATCTATCTAATCCAGAAGCTCGTGCAGCTATGAACGAAACAGCTAAGGATTATATATTAGAAAAAGGAACGTCAGGTACGTTATATGATTTAACTAATCTTATGATGTCTCCTTATAATGATTTAAGTATACCAAAGCTTATTACTCAAAAACCTACTGAAACCTTATCAGATATTGCAAGTGGAGCTGTAGCTCATCCTGTAGACGCTTCTCTTGATATACTAGGTGGTCTAGGAGTTGTCAATAAAGCTGGAAGAGTAACTAAGAGAATAGCTCCATTATTAGATGATACTAAAGTTCCAAGTTATCTTAAGAGTTTAGTTAAAGGTACTAGACAGGCCGAAGTTAATTCTATTTTAAACACAAGTAGAATAGCTCCTAACTCTACTATAGAAGGGCTTAACAATTTAAACTTTACAATTAAAAACTCTTCACAAGAAGACCTAGCTAAAGCTATTCAAAACTTAGAAGAAGGAACTCTTTCTGGTACAGCTAAACAATTAGAGCTTACATCTCAATTAAAAACATTAGGTAAAGAAATCGATAACTTAATGGTTAAAGCTGGTAGAGACCCACTTACTACTAGGGATACAGCTTATAGTCAATATATAACTAGACAGTTACAAAAGGACGGAAAGAATATCCCAGTTGCAGAAATACAAAAGTATCTAGATAATCTAGAGTATAAGATTGAGGGAATTGATACTGCTAGATTAAAAGCATTAAAAGATGAAGCAGCACTTGCTTATGATAGTGGTTTAATATTCCCAGTTCGTCATAGCACTACAGCTACTACTAAACTAGAAGGTTTTGTAGATGAATTAACGAAACAAAAGAGTAGAGTTAATGAAAAGATTTATGGGACTCAATCTTATGAAGACTTAGCTAAGGGATTAAAAGATAAAGGTTATGAGGATTTAATCTCTAGCTTGCTTAAATCGGAAAGAACTCTAGGTGCAGTTGAAGAACTAAATAAATCAATAGGAAGAAAAGTTAATGACTTAACTAATTTAACTTTAAAAGAAGATGAGGTTTTAATATCCCCTACTTTATTAAGAGAGAAATTTGGAACTGCATTAGTTAAGGGTAATAAATTAGATGATGTTATTAAAGAACTTTCAAGAGGTATAAATAAAGATACTAGAAAATACTATGCTGATGATTTATACATTTATAATAAAGATGATATAAAAGCATTAGAAAGAGCTTATACAAAACAATCAAACCTTACAGATGGTACACTTGGTAGGTTAACAAGTCAAGCCAAGAAAACTGTTCTGGCTACTCCAAGATATACAGCGGGGAACATTACTACAAACATAGGAATGAACTTAACAGAAGGAGCAGGACCTAGTTATTATATTAAAGCTTTAGAAAATATAGATAATATCCCACAAACATTAAAACAATCTACTACATATAGCGGATATCTTGAAGGTGGTGCGAGAGCAAATACTAAGCTTAAAGATACATATACTCAATTGTTTAAGCAATTGGAAGAAGGTACAGTATTAGACAAAGTTAATGCTCTTTCTGAGCTTATGACTTCTCCTTTATTTAAGATAGCAGGTAATGCAGAGTTCTTAGATAGAAGTGCAAACTATATATTTCAAGCAGAGAAGTACGCAAAAGAGGTTAATAAAACTGTAGAGGAGGTATTAGAAGCTGCTAAGAAAAATGCAGGTAATAATAAAACCTTTAGAGATTTAATGGAAAGAGTTAACGCTTCTCTAGGTGATTATATCGGTAGAAACTATTATTTAGGTAATAATATAACCGACACCTTAGGTTTACTTACCCCATTCTATAGACCTTTTACTCAAGGTGGTAGGGTATTCTTACACCACGCAGTTGAGAATCCTATAAGAAATCAATTCTTAAATAGAGTACCAGCTAGATACGGAAATGAAATAACTCAATATGGACAAGACGAACTCAATGTAACTCCTGATGAAACTTATGGAGGAGGGTTCCCAGTACTACCTGGATATGGTAGAATGCCAAGCCGAGTAGTTATTAATCCATACCACGCTTACAGTGCTCTAGGTGAATTAGCAAATAACCCTACAGAAGCTCTAGGTGGAAACGTTATGGGTATTACTCCATTACTAGCAGCAGCAGGTTTAAATAGATATGCAAGCGAACCAACATTACCTAATCAAATTACTATCAACGGACGTAAAGTTCAACTCGATAATAATGGTAATGAAATAGAAACTAATGAACTACTGCAAAGATTAAAATTAATAACAGCACAATCTATGCAAGCTTATTATGCACCTGTTAATATAGCAAACCAATTCTTGTTACCAGCCTTGGCTTATATGATGGGTAAAGATTATAGAACTCCTGTAGACACTTCTGTTTTAGGTACTATAGGTAATACAGATATCCCAGTAATAATGGAAGGTGATACATCAAGAAGAGCAAGGAGAGGTCCTGAGACAGTATTACCACAAATGGGATTTCAATATAGAGATACTTACCCAGAACGGAAACTTAAAATAAGAGACCGAGCTAAAGGAGTAAGGCTAATTAATAGAAGAACTCAAAGAAATGAAAGGAGATAGTAATGTTAATCCCTTATAAGTTTATACCGGGAACTACAGCGAAAGCAAACGAGGTTAACGCAAACTTTGTAGAAGTTCAAAAATCGGTTGACGCGTTAGAACAAAATCAAGCAAACCTTGAAGTATCGGTAAATAATCGTGCTAATCAGAATGGAGATAAAGAACAGGTATTTAATGTTGCAGAAGCTAACAATCAATTTGGGGCTGTTAACCTAGGCCAACTATTAACATTCATTGCTCCATTAAAAGGTATAGTTAATGGAATGGTTATTACTGTACAAGAAAACCCAAGTGTATTAGTTTCTTCTGGTAGCTGCCTTGATACATCAGGAGAACATATTATAACAGCAACTAGAACTCCACTCACTCTAACAGCTACAGCGCCTAATACAAATATGTATATCTTTGCTACTCAATCCTTAATGGACAATAGCTTTGAATATAAGATAACTGACAATCAATATACCATATATAATGGATATGCCCAGAGATTAATTGGCACTTATACTTGTGATACAGAAAATAAGATTAATAGTTTAAATATGATAGGCACAAGAGTTAATGCCGAGGAGGTAATAAATGTCGTGCTCTGATAAATTACTTATGGAAATAAAGCAAGGTGAAAGCAGGGGGTTTGAGTTTACGCTTACTCAAGAAACTCCACAAGGAGATATCCCCATAAACCTTACAAATTATTCTATACTATTTCAAGTAAGACAGGAACCTTACACTCAAGTACCTCCTTTTATTACAAAGGAAATTAATACAGAAACAATAACTGATGGTGTAATATCTGACCCTGTTAAAGGTGTCTTTGTTATAAAATTATATGAGGTCGATTTTGAAGATATAGTACCAAGAGACTTTTACGTAAGTATATATTTGGTAGAGAAAGATACAGAAGGAAATATAGTAAGCTCTCAATCTATTTCTGGTACTGGTAATGATACTGCAATACTAAGATATTGTAAATGTTAGGAGATAATATAATGGCTACAGAAAATAACAATTATTGTGCTTGCAATAATACAAATGGAACATACCACATAAGACTTAACCAGCAAGGGCCACAAGGTCAACAAGGCCCACAAGGGAATAATGGTGCAGATGGTATATCTCCAAGTATCACAGTTAAAACAAATACCCCAGAAGAATACGTTCTTAAAATAGATACAGCTTTTAATTCCTTCCTAACTCCGAACCTGTTAGGCGATACAACAGAGTTGAAGAAATTACTTGAAGCTAAACAAGACAAGATTACTTCTGGTAAGAATATTAAAATAGAGAATAACGTAGTAGCTACCACTAACACATATTCTTTTCCAGCTGCTTCTAATATAACACCCGGCCCAGGAATAACTAATACTATCGGCACACTTGTTATGGGTAGTGACTTTGTAACAGAAGAGAAAGTTAGACCTCAATTAAAAGTTAACTACAGTTCGTTTG